TCTGCTAAGAAGTGGACTAATACAGAAGTAGAGTTAAAAGATGGTAGTTTGATTATTTGTAAAGGTACAGGGCAACAGATACGTGGTATTAAGCATGGTAATCAACGACCAACATTATTAATATTAGATGATCCAGAAGATGAAAATAATACTAAAACCGCAGAAGCTATGGAATATAATTTACGTTGGCTTTTGCAATCTGGTGTTCCATCCCTTGACCCGTTATCTGGTAGAATATGTGTTATTGGTACTCCGCAGCATGAACGTTGTATGGTGGAAACCTTGAAAGAAATGAAAGGTTGGAACACATTAGAGTTTAGACCTGACTTAGAAAAAGGTGTAGCACTATGGGATGAAGTGTGGCCAATAGATAAATTAAAACAAAAAAAAGCAGAACTAGAAAGTATTAATAGACTATCTGTATTTTATAGAGAATATCTATGTCAAATAGTTGGAGATGAAGATGCACTGTTTAGACAAGAGTATATTCAGAACTATGACGGCTATATCGAAAAGAATGAACAAGGATTGTCAACTCTCATCCTGACGAACCTAAATGGTGAGGAAGTAGAAGAGAGGCGACCTGTAAACATTTTTACAGGAGTCGATCCTGCATCTAGTACAAGAAAAACAGCAGACTATTCTGTGATATTTAATATTGCAGTAGATGAAGAAGGCAATAGATTTTGTTTGCCCTATTATAGAAAAAGAGCAACGCCTTTAGATTTAGCAGATGCTATTATAAATAATTTTAAAACATACAGAAGTACCAAGACAAGAATTGAGTCTGTTGGTTATCAGGAAATGCTAAGACAATACATTAAAGAAAAAGCAGAAGAAATGGGTATGTTTATACCTGGTCTTGAAATAAAAGAAAATCCTAGAACAAGCAAGTCTTATAGATTGGAGAGTTTGCAACCTTTGTTTGCTAGTAATAAAGTATACATACAACCTACTATGCAAAACTTTATAGATGAGTTGTTATTGTATCCTAGAGGTAAACACGATGACTTGTTAGATGGATTTTTTTATGCTAATAAAAATTGCTATAAACCTTTACACGAATCAAGCTTTACAGCTAAAAAAGACAAGTTATTTGGGTTATTGACGAGAAAAAGCTGGAAAACTCTATAATGTTCTTGACTTTTATTGAAATATTCTTATAAGTTAATAAAGAGGTTATGCGTATAGATATAAATAAATATCGATTTGATTTAGATCAATTCGATAAAATCTTACATAAAACAACAAAGATTCAAATACCAAAAGGGTACAAGGTTATAAATGCCAGAACAAATAAAGAAAAGAACAAAAGCGTCAAGAAGTAATTTAGACGATAAATTGTCTGATGTATTTGGTTTTGAAAAAGGCGAGGTACAGTATGAAGATGGAGAAATCCATGAAGAAGTACAAGAATCTTTAGAGTTGTTAAATGAATACGATAACTCTCGTGAAGCTTGGGCTGTAAAATTCCAAGAGTCTTTAGAGTTTAGAGCGGGTGCTCAATGGACAAATGATGAACGTGAAGTATTGGAATCACGTGGTCAAGCACCTATTGTTGTAAACAGAATCCATCCTATTGTTGAAACCGCAAAATCTTTACTTACGTATAACTCACCTCAATTTCGTTCAACAGCAAGAGAAGATTCCGATAGAGATACAGCCAAAGTTTTTTCTGATTTGTTTTCATGGGTTTGGGACCAATCATCAGGAGATGAAGAATTAAAAAAAGTTATTGACGACTATTATGTTGGCGGTATGGGAGTAATGAATGTTTATCAAGATCCCGATGCTGATATGGGTAAAGGAGAAGTTTATATTAAAGGTGTTAATCCTTTAGATGTTTACATAGATCCTAACGCAAAAGATGTTTATGCTAGAGATGCTGCTAATATTTTAGTTGTAAAATACATTACAGACGAACAAGCTATGCAAGTATATCCCGAGTATATGGATATTATTTTAGATGCAGAAAGTGCTGTAGATGGCGATGAAGATTATCCTGAAACAGATTTATCTGCTACAGAAGGTCAAATATTTAGCACAGACGAAACAACCACTTATCACAGTAAAAGAAAGTATATTGAAAAATATACAAAAGAAATGCATCAATACTATAATGTTTATGAAACTTTTTCTAGAAAAGAATTATTGTTTAATAAAGACGAATATGAAGAATATTTAAAAAGAAGATATATAAAACTATCTAAAATTACAGGTGAAGAAATTATTATTTTTGATGAAGTTGCAATGGATGAACTTTATAACATACTACAAACAGTAGGACAAGTATTTCATTTTACTTTACCTGAACCAGAATTTGACGATCAAGGAAATATTATACCACAAGAACCTAAAAAAGTTCCAGGACCAGAAGATAAAGATGGAATACCAGGGAGTACTACCTCTATTATACCTATTACCGCAGAAGAATTAATAGGTATGGAAAAAATAGAGTCTATAGTTATTGATAAATGTTGTGTTAAACAATGTGTAACAGTAGGAAATAATTTATTATATACTAGAATATTACCAATTGAAGATTATCCTATTATACCAATAATGAATATACACCATAGAAATCCTTATCCTGAGTCTGATGTAAGATTATACAGACCATTGCAAGAGTACATTAACAAAATTCGTTCTTTAATTATTGCTCATGCAAGTACAAGTACAAATGTTAAATTATTGATTCCTCGTGGTTCAGCAGACCTCCGACAAATTGAGGAGGAGTGGAGTAAAGCGGGGACTAGCGTTATTGAGTTTGATGCTGAGCTTGGTGCACCTATCGTAGCTGGTCCCGTACCACTTCCAAATGAGTTATATAAAAATGAAGCTGATGCTAAATATGACTTAGAGTATGGATTTGGTATTTTTGAATTAATGCAAGGAAGCGGAATGAATGCTCCTTCTACCTATAGAGGAACATTAGTTGTAGACGAGTTTGGTCAAAGACGTATTAAATCCAGAAGAGATGACGTAGAAAACTTTTTAAATCAAGTAGGTAAAGTTGCTGTACCTTTAATGCAACAAATGTATACAGAAGAAAAAGTTGTGCGACTAGTACAACCTAATGGTACAGAAAAAGAAGAAAGATTTAACTTTTTTAAAGAAAGTGAAACAGGAGATGTTAAAATGTTTCACGATGTAGCTGTAGGCAGATACGATATTAAAGTAGTTGCTGGTTCTACATTACCTACAAACAGAATGGCATTATTAAATACTTATATGCAAATGTTCCAAATGGGTTTAATAGACCAAGCAGAAGTATTGAAGAAGTCAGAAATTATAGATATAGATGGTGTACTAGAGCGTTCAGGACAAATGAAACAACTAGCACAACAACTACAAATGACACAAGAAGAATTGAAGAAGGTCAAAGGCGACCTACAAACTGCTATGCGTGAAGAGCTTCATGCTAAGAAACGTTTAGAAGTAGAAAAATTTAGTGGCGATTTAGATAAGATATCTAATCGTGCTGAAGCTGCTACCGAGATGTATAAATCAAGGATAGCGGATAGTGAAAAAAATCTGATGAACTCAGTGAAGCAAGTATCTAAAGAACAAATGCAAGGAGAAGAACAAGATTCACCTTCTGCTGCAATTGAGGCACTTGAAGAAATTGAGAGTTAGAGAAAGGTAAAACATACTATGAATAATGAAGAGATAACGAATACAGATCCACTATTAGCAAATCAGGGAACTGCCCCTGCATCTGCTGAAGATGATAATATCTTTAACGAGATATTTGGTGAACAAGAAGTGAGTAAATACGTTGCACCTATTGAGCCAAAACAAGATGAAGGTAACCTATCAGAAGGAACCGTAGGCGTGAATCCTAAGGAAGATCCTAATCAATTTCAGTACTGGCAAAGCCAAGCTGATAAAAAAGATGCAGAACTACAAGAGTTAAAAGCTAGAATGGATAAAGTGGAGCAATCAGCACCACCTGTACAATCTGCTGCTCCAGTAGAAACGCAACCAGAGCCTATTCAGGAAACAGTACAAAAACCTGTTAAACCTGCTAGACCAACCGATTTTGATTCTTCCGAAGCACTAACTGATCCAAATAGTAAGTCTGCGAAGTATGTTGCAGCAAGGGACCAGTATTTAGAAGAAATAACTGAATACAATGAACTTCAGGTATCTAACCAACAACAGTTAGCAAAACAACAACAGCAACAAGCTGTACAAGCAGCAAATCAAGCTAAGTTGATTAATGAATTGCA